CCCTGCCGCCCGTGGAGCCGCCGGTGGAGCCGCCGGTCGTTGTCGAGCCCCCCGTGGAGCCTCCAGTGATCCTGCCTCCCCAGCCCCCCACAGAGCCTCCCGTTGAGCCGCCGGTGCCTTCCGCCGAGAGCCAGATGGCGGCGCAGCTTCGCGCCATCGCACGAAAGCTGGACAAACTCTGATCCGATCGGTGGTGCCAGCGGGGTGGATTTGAACCCCCAACCTGCGACTTACGAGGACGCTGCTCTACCGAATTGAGCTACGCCGGCAGAAGCGGTCCCCGGAAAGGGACCGCTAAGCTGTCGTCGTAGTGAGCGAGAAGCGGCACATCTCGCGCACCCTACACGCGCCCGCCCATCCAGATCAAGCCCATTCCGGCTCAGCCGGGATAACCCCGCCGTCTCGGACGGCCTTTCCTCAGGAGCCTAAACCCATGAAGAAACTGCTCGTCGGGGCCGTTGGCCTCGTCGTGCTGAGTGCGGGCGTCGCCCTCGCTCAGGACACCACCATCGTCACCGCCGATGCCGGCTTCATCGACATGCTGGTCAACATTCTGACCCTTGTCGCTCTCGGCGTCATCACCGCGCTGGCGCCGGTCCTGATCACCAAATTCTTCGCGCTGATCGGCGTGAAGCTCGAGGAATCCAAGCGGGATGCGCTCGTCGCGAACTTCCGCAACCGCGCCGGCGGCTACATCAACGAGCTCGGCGAAGAGGCGAAGAAGCTAGAGCTCAACGTCCATGATCCGCGTCTGGCGAAGTACATCCAGCAGGCTCAGGCGAGCTCCCCCGACGCCCTGAAGTGGGCCGGCCTCGACTCGAAAGAGATCGCCCGCCGGATTCTCGAGCAGGTGCCCCAGGTCCTCAACACCACGGAGAAGCCCAATGCGTAAGTACATCCTTGCCGGCGCCTCGGCGCTGGCCCTGACCGCCTGCGCTGACTTCACTATCCCCGGCGTGGCGCAGCCGGTCACCCCGACCCAGCAGCAGTGCGTCGTGCTGAACGCCGTCGCTGCCGTGAAGGCGGCCCGGGTCGAGTTCGCCGATCTCAGCTACTCCGCCAAGGCCGCTTTCGTGGCGACCAACGCCTCGGGTATCGCTGATCTCTGCGGGCTCGACCTCGGCGTCTACAAGGGCTGGCTCGACACCGCCATCATGGCGGCAGCGCTGGCCGAGTGATGCTCCGCCTCCTGGCGCTGCTCCTGCTCGCAGCCTGCGCCCATGGTCAGATCGACACGGCGCTCGAGGACGCGGTCAAAACGCCGGCCGAGCGGTGCCAGGAGGCGCGGGACATCTTCGCCACCTTCGTCGACCCGACGACACAGGAGCGGGCGCTGGTCGTCGCGGCATGCGTGCCCTGAGCCGCCGCGCGCCTGGGCGCTCTTGCTCGCTGCGCTGGCAGGGCAGGCGCCTTGCCGTCTACCGGGCCACCCTCGAGGCGGTGAGGGCGTGCTGGCGGCGCGACTGTCTCGACATAGCCGCGATGGACGATGCCGCCGAGGAGGCGCTGGACTGGCTCGCGGGGGTCGAGTTGCGGGCATCCGTCGAGCGGTCGCGGGTGATTCTGATCTAGGGTTTCGACACCTGAATGCGGTACTGTCCGCCTCCTGGACCGATACCGAATTCGATGATGAAGCCTCGCCTGTTCATTGCTTCGTCTCCGATGCGTGGGGGATGGCGGCGTCGAGCTGCCTGCATCGATCTCGCGTCGATGCTTTCAGGGCGACCTGATTGGTGACGGGATGCGCCTCGCCGAGGTCGGCCGCAAGGTTGTAGAGCGGCCCAACCATTCCATCCTTGCGGAAATGCAACTTCCAGGCACCGATGCGGCATGCCTCCATCCGGAGCACACGAAAGAACGCGAACTCCGAGCCGGCACGGGTGCCTGTGCCGAGCAGCACGGGGCTGATGTCCTTGCCGTCGATGCGGGCCGGGAGCGGTGCCGGCAGGCCGGCCAGCTTAGCGAAGGTCGGGAAGAGGTCGGCGACCTGCGCCGGCGCGCTCATGGTGCGACCGGCCGGGATATGTCCGGGCCAGCGAGCGGCTAACGGCACGCGGATGCCGCACTCGCGGCTGCCGTTCTTGCCCCCGCTCAGCGGCCCGCAGTCGCCGCCGCCGTGGGTGACGTCAGGGCCGTTGTCGGCCAGGAAGATCACGATGGTGTCTTGGTCGATGCCGCGCGCCTTGATCGCCTCCATGACCTTCCTGGTGCTCTGGTCGATCCCCTCGATGAGGTTGCTGTAGGTGACGCCGGACGGGAAGGGTATGTGCGCCGCGGTGTGGGCGAAGTAGAGAAGGAACGGCGGCTTCGCCGTCGCGATGAACTTCACTGCCTCCTGCGTCAGGCGCGAGGTCAGCTTTTTCGGAGTGGTCGTCTCGTATAGCAGCTCCTCGTTGCTCATTAGCGGCAGCGTCACCGCATCGTAGTTCCCCGCGCCGTTGGGCAGGCCGAAGAACTGGTCGAAGCCGTGCCGGGTCGGGTTATACTTGGGCAGGATGCCCAGGTGCCACTTGCCGACGAGCATGCTGGTGTAGCCGGCCGGCTTGAGCATCTCGGGCAGGGTGACGGTGACGGCGTCGATGCCCCCCGTCGACGTCGGCTGCAGTGCCCCGCTCCAGCCGTCTCGCGGCGCCTTCCGTCCCGTCATCAGCTCGGCCCGGGTCGTGGTGCAGATCGGCGTCGCGTAGAACGAGGTGAACCTCGCGCCCTCGGCGACAAGGCGATCAAGGTTCGGCGTGCGGATGCCCGTTGGGGCGAAAGCATCCCAATCGCCCCACCCAGGACCGTCGTCGCCGAGGATTATCACGATATTGGGCGGCGCGGCGTCGGCCGCATGTCCCCAACTGACAACGCACAACAGTAACAGCATAATCCAACGCATCCGTCTTACTCCTTCTGAATGTTGGGCATCGGGGTCACGTCCCGAACCCATCTTGCCGCCGAAAGCTGACATCCTTGGTAGAGAGCGACCCCGTTCGTCATGCCTGCGTGAGTGACGCGACGCTTGCATCCGCATTTGCATCGGCGACGGCTCTGGACGGGCTCGGAGTAGCGCTGATGCTCGAAGGCGTTTCCGTAAACGCCCCAGCCGCCCCACATCATATCCACCCCTAAGCTCCCTTTCATCGATCAGGTGCAGCGCCATGATCCGCGAGCGAATATCCCGAGCGATCAGCCGCCGTTTCCTCAAGCGCGAGGACATGCTCAGTGCCGTCGCCGAGTGGTATTGCTGGCGCGGCCGCCACGTCCTCAACGCCGCGCTCTTCGACCGCAATCATTGCCGATCGGCCGCGGAGTGGGAGGCCAGGCGGATGCATCGCGAGATCACCTTCGTGGATCTAGCGAGGCGGGACGGGTTGCTCTGATGGCGCACCGTAGGTGACGCCATCGGTGCAGTGAAGCGGCCCCTCCCACATGACAAAGCCTCGATCGGCATAGACGCGCACGCGCTCCATGTCGCCAGGCAGATCATCTGATACCAGTATCCGAGTCACGTTGGCCGACCGCCCCGGCATTGGCTGACCCACTGTCGCCGAGGCCTTACCGCCTACTGGCGTCGGGATGCCACAGACAGATTGGGCGCTCCTGTAGCGCGTCATGGCGCACCGTAGGCCAAGAGCAGCCCCGCCAGCACCAGCAGCACGAGGCCAAACCTGTACACGGCGCGGCGCAGCTTGCGGTGGCCTGCGCCGATGACGCCGTTCTCGACATCGCCGGCGTTTTCATCGAGGCCGCGCAGGGGCGGCAGTATGTCGGGATAGTGCATGACTGGTTGCTCCTGATAATCTGGGTAGCGTATCACGATTGAGGGGGCGGGTCGCCGCTGTTCTGCTTCGCGATTTTTGCCTCGCAGACTCGGTTGCCATACCTAGCGTTGGCTCTGATCGCCTCCCAGAACTGAGCACCATCAAGGTACGCATGATCTCGATGGCCGAGTGCCCGCGCGACCTCTGGATATAGGCTCAAGTCGCCGCTTGCGGTGTTAACCCAGACGTACTCGCTCACGGCGTCTCTCCTACAGCTTGATTTCGCTCAACGTCTGGACGTAGTTGGCGGGCTGGCGAGCAAACCATGCTTTCCATCCATCGACACCATCACCCTCGGGCGGCTGGTCGAGGAACCAGAGAATGATGGCGCCTCCCCTCGTGCCGTGAGAGCCGCGACCTGGGCATCTGCGATGTCAGCGCGGACGTACTCGGTAGCCGAAGGCCATTTTTCCCAGAAACAACCTACAGTCCATTTACCGGACTTAAACTCACTTTCGTCATGATCTGTAATTACCCAAATCCGCTCCGGCACCTCGCTCATGGCTTCACCGTCAGGGCGGCGCGAATGGCGGCTCTGAGGCCAAAAGCCATGGGCACCATGCCGATCTCCGCAAAGACTGGCGACGTGGCATCTAGAGCTTCCGCCGCCCGCTCCACCATCTCCTCCAGCGGCCCCGGCTTGCACATGGCGGCGAGGACGGAGGCCATTGCCTCTTCATCGCTCGCGTCAAGCGGCGCATCCGCATAAGCTTTGCACATCGCCTCGATCAGGCTCATTTCCGCTTGATCCCCTCGGGGCACTTGGTCTGCGCGACCTTGAGGCCCACGACCGCGTACCCGTTCGCGGCGGCCGGACCCGGCGCGTTCGGCCCGCTGGTGCGAACGTGGAGGCGCATGCCAGACAACACCCGATCAAATTCGCATGCGATGAACGTATGCGCGGTGTTGGCAATCCAGCCGATCTGGTCGAGGTTGAGATGGGCGACGGGCTCGTCTGACCTCAAGTTATACGATGTCAACTTGGCCCAGCCGGCATCGAGTAAATCTTGGAAGTCGAGGTAGAATGTTTTTGCCATCGCGCGGATCGCCAGCGTCGTGTTGATGAAATCTTTGCTGTCGTAATGCGGCCCGAGACGGCCGGCGAGATCGTCCGGAACGTAGGTCCAGCCGTCCTCTCCAAAGAACGAGGTACCCTCGCCCGAGGTAGGGCCGGCGGTGCGCACCAGCGACACCCGCTGTGCGGCGACGGGGATGCGGGAGACTTGCCAAATTCCTGCCATCATCAATGCTCCTCGATGGAGAATGCCGCTCGCCCGGCGTTATATGCGAGGTCTCCGGCGATGCCTGCGCCGATGATGACTCCCAGCGCCAGCGCAGCCCAGAACATCACCTCAATTAATGCGCGTGTCACCCTTTCGCCCCTTCTTTACCTTTGCCATCCGCGCCTCGTAGGCGGCCTCGTATTTGGCGATCACCTCGTCGCGGAAAGTCTCCGCCCGCAGCCGCACCACGCCCTCACTCGCGCCCTCGAAGAAGATCGGGAACACGCGACCGGTACCGAACTTGGCGATCCATTTCGGGCTTGCCTGCCCTTCCGGTGCGCACCAGACGTTGATCGGTTCGTTGCGGATGGGGTGACTCATTGCGGCTCCTTTTTCTGCCCGAGCCACACAACCCGCCAACCCTTATCGATCGCTTCGGATAGATACCGGGCCAGCTCCGCGTCGCTGGTGAACCGGTCATGGCTATTCATAGCGTGGCCGTCGCTATCGCGAGCCACGGCGGCCCATCCCAGTTCGGCGAAATAGGCATCGTCCTGCAGGTTGATGAACTTCGGCGCGTTCACGACTTCACCAGGTCGCTGCGGCCGATGGCCTTGAGCGTGTCGTGGCGCGCCTTGATCGGGTCGCCGCGCTGGGTGTACCGCTTGATGCTGTCGTATGTCCGCCGCTCGTCGGGGGTCAGCAGATGCCGGAACGCCCCGCTCGGTAACTTGGGCTGAGCCAGGGCGTCCACCGGCGACCAGCCTCGGCACAATCGAGCGCGAACGGTACTCCTGGGGAGTCCGGCCGCGTCCGCCGCCTTGGCTACACCCACGAGCGTCACCTTCCATTCGATCATCGGCCCAGCCTTTCCACTTGCTCGCGCACGCGCTCGAGAAACGAGTTGTCCGGCCCGTGACGCGCCACCCAGGTCTTCGACGCGGCGTGAAGTTCGCGATGGCACGGCTCACACAGCGGCAATATCTCATAATCTGATGCCCGACTCTGCGAGAATCTTCCATGAATGCAATGGTGTATCTGCACGCCGTACCGTCCACACACCAGGCAAGGAAGCTGGGCGACGAGCGCCATCCACTCGCGAGTGGACTTGGTGTTGCGCACAGGCTTTTGCGGCTTTGGCACGGCGACGAAGCTGAACTTCCTCACTTCATCCCCCCGCGCTTATCCGCGCAGAACAGGCATGTGATGTAGACCCACACGACGAGGAGCGCCCGGCCGATCACGGCCCAGCCATTCGCCTGATGGGAAAAGTTCCAAGAAACAAAGATCGTAATGCCGAGCGCAGCGATGACCAATAAGGCGATGAACGCCGTCCACTTCACGCCACGCCATGCGCAGTCTAGTAGGTTGTTCATGTCGCCGCCGCTCCTCGTTCCGCGCCGATCAGATCCTCGACGAACTCGATCACGGCGGTCTTGCTGGCCTGAAAGTCCTTCGCCCCCATAGCCTTGATGCTCTGGCTATGGGCCGTATAGCGGACCACGGTGCCAGCCTTGACCACCACAATGGAGAACTGGTCGATCGGCCGCATGCGGAACGCCCAGCGCTTGGCCTCAGCATCGCCGGCGCAAGTAAACGTCTGGGTCTCGCTGTAGCCGGTCTTGATCAGCGCGTATTTTCGGAGGTGCTCGGGAGACTGCGCCCATTGCTCGATCGCAAACTTCTCCGGCAGGTTGAGCCAAAGCTCGCGGAGCTGAGCGAAGTAGAAGCGATGCGATTTCGCCGAGCGCTCGTGCTGGGCCTCGAGCAGCACGATCTCGCCGGCGCCGAAGCGATCCTCGGCGCGGCGGCGCATAAACGGGGTCTGCGGCACGAAGGCTTCGCCGTTCCACAAGCACTGGATCAGGTCGGTGTCGCTCATGCCACGCTCTCGCGGAAAGCGCCGGCCGGCCGCAGCGCGCGCACCGCCAGGTCGACCTCGTCGAGGAACGCGATCACCGCGCGCTCGATCTCGACCACCATCGCCGGGTCGCGCGGCACCCGCCGGATATGCAGTTGCAGGTCGGCAGGGAAGCGCGGGTCGTAGGAAGTGAAGTCGGACCACGCGCGGCCGGTGCAGGCCATCTCGAACTGGACCTGCTTGACGTAGAGGCCGGGGATCGGCGCGCCGCGGAGATAGGCGAGGTGAGTGGCGCTGCCCGGGCACTTGAACTGCACCATGCCGTCGGCGTGGACGAGCCCGTCCGGCGAGCAGCCGGCCATCTCGATTGTCGGGTGCTGCACGAAGCCGACCTCGACCACGTCGGCGTCGGTCATGAAGCCGTAGAGCGCGCGTGCAGCGGGCTCCTGCTCGTTGCCCCACATCATTTCGCGGCTCTGGTAGCTTTCGGCGGGGAGGCCCGTCAGGCGGGCGCACACGAGCTCTGCGAGGTAGTTCGCGCGGCTGGCGCTCGGCGCGCCGCTCTTGCCCGTCGCCATCATGTCGGCGATGCGCGAGGCGGTGACCTTGCCGGCCCGGGCCAGGTGCCACTCCGGTGAGCCCTGGACGAGATCGGCGAGGTCAGACACCGGTCGCCTCCTTCTTCGCCTTCAGGTCGATCTTGTGCTGCAGCACCGCCTTCGCGGCGTCGAACACGACCGCCGGCAACTCCTCCAAGGTCTCGACCCCGTAGATGCGGAGGAACTTCTGGTCGGCACCGGCGTCCACCATTAGGTTGTTGAGATCGCGGAACTGCTCCTCGCTGAGGAAGCCTTTGGCTTCGGCCTTCCCGGAGTCATCGTCGTGCGCCGCGGCGAGGCCGAGCGCCGCCTTGAGCGTGTAGCGCTGCAGGTATGTGACCGCTGAGCCGACCGCTTGGAAGTTGTTCTTGCTGCCACTCTCATCGCGACCCCCGGTCAGCGTCGTCTCCTCGCTGTAGCCGTCGCGGTGCGAGATGACGCAGGTGACCGAGATGCGGTCGCCTTCCTGACTGGTGCGGTAGCGGTAGGAGAGGCCGAACTTGCTCAGGATCGGGTCGACCACTATGGCGATGCCGGCGAGGTCCTCGTGCTGGTAGTTGACCTCCGGCTTCCCGGTCGGCTGGAACTTTACCTGACGGCTCTTGATGATCGGCGGGATTTCCGCCTTCGCGAGCGAGATGGCGAGGTCGAACGCCTTGCGCGCCTGCGCCGCGTCCAGCCGCTCCTTCATGTCGAGCATCTTCTCTAGCTTCTCGATCGGGACGTCATCGTTCAGCAGCACGCGCTCGATCAGGGCGATCATGCCTGCCTGCTGGTCGACCATCGCTGGCGGCTGGTGCTGCACGATCTCGGCGTCGAGGGCCTCGGGGGTCTTCTCTGCGGTCATTGGTTCGCTCCTCATTTCGTGGCCTCCAAGGCTGAGCGGACGACCATCAGCAGGCGCATCTCGGCGTTGGCGAGGTACCCGCTATCAATGATCTCCGCGTCGGCGCGATCATCAAAGAACTCCTCGGCCTCGCCCAGCGCCTCCCGCAGCACTCTCACCCGTTCCGCATATGCCGTTGCTGCTTCATCGCGAGCGGTGACACAGGCAGCGAGATGCCCCCTAATGCGGAGCGCTTCGTCGATAAGGTACTTCTTGGCGCCCGTCTCGATCTTAAGCTTCTCCCGCAGGAGGGTGATCATCACGTAGGGGTCGGTCTCCCCGAGGTCTTCCCCTAGAGCGGCAACGGTCCAGTGCTCAGCCATCGGAAGCCTCCTCCTGGCTCAGCAGATCGAGCCAGAAGTCATCGTCCTCGTCTGCCAGCGGGTCATAGTCTTCCTTGTCGTCGCTCTCGTCGTACTCCGGCGGCGTCTGGAGCTTCCAGTCGTCGTAGCTGTCCTTCCATGCGTCGTCGTTCCACGCCATCAGTCGTCGCTCCCCATGTTCTCGTGCGCAGCTTCGATCATCTCGGTGAGCCAGCCGTTGTATTTGCTGAGAGATGCGACCCTCGCGGCGTCCCTCTCGGCGGCCCTCGCGGCGGCCCACGCGGCGTCCCTCGCGGCGTCCCTCGCGGCGAC